CAGGATTGGGGCGACAATCTCAGGTTGGCTCGGCGCCCTGGCGCCATTCTCCCGGCTGGCCATTGCCGCGATGATGCCATTTCTCGGGTGGGTGACCGGCACCCTGCTCCCCACCCTGGTGGGTGTGTTTTCCGGCCCGGTCGGGTGGATTGCGCTGGGCGTGGCGGCCCTGGTGGCTGGGGCGATCCTGTTCCGGGAACCGATTGCGGGGTTCCTGGCCTGGGCTTTTGAAGAGATGAAAAAATTCTGGGCAAATGTGTTTGAATTTATCTATTCGACACAGATCAAGCCATGGGAGAAAATCTTCAATATCGACCTGAGAAAAGGCGTTACCGATGGCGTCAAGAAATGGCTAGAAGATGTGAAGAAATTCTTCAAGGGTATTCTTGACCATATCAACAAAGAGTGGCTCAAGCCCTGGGGTGACAACTGGAACAAAATTTGGGAAGATCCACAGAAGTTCCTTGAAAACCTGCGCCAGGGCTTTGATACCACACTGACCGGTCTTACCGGAGGCATCAAAGGTCTCGGCGCTGTCCTGCAAAACGTGTTCAACGCTGCTGGGCGATCAATCTCAAAAGTCTTCAACTGGATCGCACGTGGGACAGTAAACAATCTCAACGCAATCATTGGCGCCTACAACGTCATCGCGCGGGGGGCAAACAGGATCCCAATTCCAGGCGCAGGCCTTCCAATCCTGCAAACGATCCCCATGCCTGCCGAGATCCCCGCTCTTGCTCGCGGCGGTCACCTGATGCACCCAACCCTGGCCCTGCTCGCTGAAGGGCGCGACCCGGGCGGTGAGTACGCCATCCCCGCCAGCCGGATGGACGCGGCGCTGGCGGGCTGGGCGCAGGGCCTTCGCGGGCAGGCGCTGGTCAACTCCTGGCAGAATCCAGGCCTGGCACCCGGCAGGAGCTCAACCGCTCCCGCAGCGCCGGCGACGCTGAGCCTCACCCTCCAGAGCGGCCCGATCATCCAGCAGCCTGATGGTTCGCAGTGGGTTCGTCGCGAGGAGCTGGCGGTAACGGCCCAGGCGATGATGGATGGTGTCATGGAGCTCCTCGGCTCTGGCCCCGTCCGCGCCCGGATGAGGATTGGGCGATGAGAGACCAGGGCGCCTTCCTCGACATTTCCACGCCTGGCGGGATCGTCATGGCCCGGTGGCAAAACCGCTGGCAGGGCCTCTCTGGCGTGACGCTGGAGGGGGAGGCCTGGACCTTTCAGCCTTTCGACTGGTCGGGGCTCAGCTCTGGAGGGGTGGCCACGTCCACCCCAGCGACGCTGTCTCTCCCGCTGCTCCCCTCGGCGCGTGCTGTCCTGCAGGAGGCCTCCCGCGAGGGCTGGCGTGGGCGGCTGCGGATCTACCAATGGGCACCCGAGGATGACGGCCCGGCGCCATCGGCAAATATGGTCCTGATTGCGACGCATCGTGGTGTGCTGAGCCTGCAGACGCTGACGAGCACCACAATGGAGGTGGCGATTGATTCAGCTCTGCTGGCGCCTGACGGCGGGCGGTTCCCCCCCAGGGCGGCTACCACCCAGCTGATCGGCGTGCCGTGCGTGCTGGGGGCGGGATAAATGCCAGCCAGTAGCATTTTCCGAAAAGATACTCCAGGGGATAAGTATGATCTTATCGGTGGAAGAGTAGAAAAAAACTATTACGAGCGTTGGTATGCAGAGCAGCAAAGACTTAGGGAAAGTCTGCTTGCAGTAGTCATGGTTCAGATGGAGGCCCGCGCGTCAGCGGACACGGCAGTCTCCATCCCCACCGACGCAAGCTCCACCTACACCGGCGTCCTGACCCAGCCGATGGCAGCCATGGCCGTGGGCGATCCCGTGCCTGTGGTGTTCGGTCGGCGGCGCACCGGCGGCACCGGCGGCACCGGCGGCGTCTTTGTCCAGCCCCGCGCCACGGAGGTGGCGATCAGCAACACGGCCACCACCTACTCAGTCAGCTGGCATTGTGTCTTGTCCGAGGGGGAGCTCCCTGGTGTGCAGGTCCGCGATGTCAGGAATGGCACCACCCGCGACGGCGCCTTCTCGCAGCGGTTCGGCGGCAGGGCAGGGGACTGGTTCGCCGGCAACCGCACCGTGCCGCAGGCGGGCCAGCAGCTCCCGGCCTTCCCCCTCCAGTGCGGCGGCGGGGGCGACTACGAAGGCGTCAGCACGATTGAGTTCAGGAACACCTACCCCGTGGGTTCCGACCGCTGGTCTCAGAGCTGGAACGTGTTTTGCCGGGGCGGCATCATCATCAGTCGGGGTCGGTTGACTGATTCCGTGGTGGGGCCATCGGACAACCTCTGTGACCTGATCATCTGGGCTCTGGTGGCATCTGGAAGGATGAGCGAATCCGACATCGACCTGCCGACCATGGCAGCCACGGCGGCATTCCTGGAGGCCTATGACCTGCACTGCAATGCAGAATTCCGGGAGCTGGCCAGCCTGCCTGAATTTCTAACGTCAATCCTGCCGTTCTTCCTCCTGCGGGAAACAATGATTGACGGAAAGTATGCAGTCATACCGCTCCTCCCTGTCAATGCAGACGGCACCATCAGGACAGATGTAGATCCTGAATTTATGCTCACGGAGCAGAGCATCGCGCCTGGCTCCTACTCAGAAAACTACCCTGACGCGGGGCTACGGGGAGAGCTGGAAATTGTGGCCACCTACCGTCAGCAGACCAGCGACGTGGAACCACCCCTGGTCTGCACCCTGCAACCGTTCGGGCGGCAGGGGGAGGCCAATCCCGCCAGGGAAACCATTGCGATGGAGGGGTTCGCCACGAATCGAGTGCACCCGGCGATGGTGGCGGGTTATCGGCTGGCTGAGCGGAAATATGGCGGGCGGACTGCATCGATCACCCTGGTGGCAGGTGACCAGACAGGGTTCACCCGGCCGGGGCAGATCTGCCAGATCTCGTTCAACGTGGTGTCAGATTATGAGCCCCCGTCCTTCGTCTCTGGCTACTGGATGATTGACAGCGTGGCCAGGGCGATTGACGGCTCCGAAACGCTGCAGCTCCGGGAGGTGCCAGTCGATGACCAGGGAAACAACATTGTGGCTCTGCAGGTGCTGGCCGCTCGTGATCTGGCGGGCGATGCGGTCTTCCCGTATCCGGTCATCGGCGGCGCGGACGTGGCGGGCCGATCAACGGACACCTCCGTGCCACCGCAGATCTTCAACCCGAGCATTGTGCCGTTTTCCCGTGGCGGGGGGCAGACTGGCAGCCCCTCGTTGTTCGTTTCTGGCGGTGGCGGCGGTCGGGTGGAAATGCCACCGCCTCGGCCGCCCCGGCAGCCAAAACCACCTGGGCCTGAGGAGCCGCTGGGGCCTGTGTTGACGGGCCCCGTGACACGAGCGGACGGCCCTCCGAGCACGACGCGGGGTGATCGGGGGAACCCGGCGGAGCGGGTGGGCAAACCTCAGATCTGCAAGCACAAACTAAGAATCTCCTTTGAGATCAGACACAAAGATGACCCGTCGGTTGTCGTTTATTATGCGCCAGGGTTCGGCCAGCAAACTTTCAACGTAGTTCTAAGCTGGCCAGATCTGAAGATAACAGGCACAACGCCTAATCAATCGGGAACGACTTACATTTACTCTTGCAGTTTCTCAGTCGGCTGGGCGATTGATGCGACTGATCTATCCAAGGGCTTTACGAATACGGATAGAGTATCGATAACCCTTTTCGGTGTAAACAGCGAACTTGATGTCCATTACATTTTGTTCGGTAACACCGTCTGCTGGGACCGCAATGGCCAGCCAGGCCCCGCTGATCAAATGGTCTGATGACACAGTTCCCCTCGCTACGGCCCGCCTCATGGGACATCCAGCTCGGATCCTTCCCCGCCTCTGTGCTCGTCACCATGGATGGTCGAGACTCAATCGTCTCGCACAGCAGCTTGGAGACAGCGCGAACATGGGAGGCAACCTTCCCCGCACTCACCTACGCGCAGTTCAAAGATATTCTTGCGCACTGGGAAGAGAAAGGGACGGTCTATTCTTTTACATTCTCTACATTCTCCCTTCCGTCTTACAACACACCTACCGGCTACCGCTGGCGCTATACCAGCAAGCCCCAGATAACGGACCGCTACGAAAACGTCATAACAGTTGCCTGCACATTTGAGGCGCGGTTCTACCCAGGCCTCACGATCCAGCCAGCGGAAGCACTGGTCCTGGTCACGGCCGATCCCGTGGCTTTCAGCCCCACGCCAGCAGCCCCCCCCGCACCGACGGTCTCCATCCTGGGCCTGTCTGGTGGGGCCACGGCTGACGGGTGGGTTGAGGTAAGCGGCATCGTGGCGGGTGCAGGGTGGGAGTACAGCGTCAACGGCGGCAGCACATGGACGACAGGCCAGGGCTCAGGGTTCCGGGCGCCGGAGGGGGCGATCAGCGCCGGGCAGATCCAGGTTCGGCAGACCACAGCAGGCGGCACCTCCGCGATCACACAGAACGCGGCGGCTCTGGTGGTGGCCCCCCAGGGTTCAGCGCTGATCCGGATCACGAGCCTGGCATCTGGAGCCACGGCCACGGGCACGGTCACCCTCCCCCGGCTGGGCCTTCTGGTGGCGATCTCCATGACCCGCGCAGGCTGGCTCACGCTCTACGGCAGCGCTGCGGCGGCGGTGGCAGACCAGCTCCGGCCGGTCACCCGCGAGCCGGCGAAAGGGACGGGCGTGATCGCAGACCCGAGACTGGAAGCGGCTGGCACAATCAACCTGAACCCGTTTGAGTCGCTGCGCAATGAAGAGGCACCCGTCACGGAGGCCTATCCCTGGCGGTTCAAAAATGAGGGCGATTCTGGCGATATTTTGATAACATTAACCTACGTTCCTCTCTGATCATGGCTGTTGAAATCGAGTCCTACACAACTGCAGGGGCAAATTACACAGCCGCGAATCTGGCCACAGCAGTGGGCGATGCGCTGATTGATAC